CCCTCAATCTTTGTGCCCTTTGCCATACGTTTTTTAACTGTCTTTTCATATATGCCATCAGACTCTAGAGCTTTTAAAGCGTCTTTCAAAGTAATTCGGTTATCAGTGCAGAACTTTCGTAAATGCTTGGCGCTGATAAATAGCTTCTTGGTATCGGGCTCCATACGGACTAGTAAGTCATATTTGGGTTCCACAACTGGCAGTTGAGCCATCCCCGTACGGTTGTCGGCGGTGTCATTAATAACCAGAATGCTGCCCCGATGTTCATTTAAGAATTCACCAATGACGCTGGCTTGGTTAGTAGCGGGCGGTTTAATCTCCTGACGCATCTGAGAAAACTCTTTAATCATCCATTCAAAAACCCGCTTAACATCAATATCAATCAAACCAAGACGTTTGGCAATCATCCCCCCAGCGATATTGCATGCAGCCACGCCAGACCAGAACCGCTCCCGACCACTAAATTTAACCTTCTTGTCGATGACTAGCTGAATCTGTTTGACCATGTTAATTGCTTCTTCAAGATTACCAACTAGCCACTGCAAATAGGGACGCCCCGCATGACCATAGTTTGTAAACATTTTTGGAAACAACTCATCAGCTTCTGCCTTAGTCATTAAAGAAGTCTCAGGAATTTGATATTCAATCAATCGCATCAACTCTCCATCTGGTGTAGCAGCCATAGAGCCGAGCTTGTCGTAAAACGAAGCATTTGATGTGCAGACGCACAATAAAGACCACTTAGAATTATTGATCCGTTCTACGTTAACTTGTGACTGCATACGCCCCCGCGCCCGACCTTGCGATACGGCATACAAGAAATCAGAGAAGTCATTGCTATCCATTTTTGTAACCTCATCGCAACTAATAGGCAGGTGGTTCATGATGCCCATGCGATTAAGTTTCATATTCATGGTGTCACGCCAGATAAGCATCTGCTCGTCTGGATGTCCGTATACACTATGCATCAACTGAGCAATAGTCGTTTTACCTGTACCAGATCGGTTGTTGATAAGGTTGATAACTGCGCCTTTTAGATTTATATGCTTGAGAAGAGGGGAACCAAACGCCGTGAAAAAGCCAAACGCATGAGGCTCAAACCCTTCACGATTGTAAACATTTGCCACCTCTTTCCATTCATCTAAAGTACCAACTGGTTGCATAAATTCAGAAAGAGCACTTGTTGCAGCCGATGGTGGGCTATATCGAATTGCCTCAGCGCTAATCTCTTGGTCTCCGACAATAAATTTTCTGTCTTTATCAGTCCATCCAAATTGCATTCTCATAACCTCCACTTCGGTTTTAAATTGTAGCTCGTTAATAAATTTAATCATGAATTGGGAAATTGCATCCATTTGCTTAACGTTGCCGACTACCCCGTACCATCCTAAACGCTCTTTTATTTTTTCTTTAGACATAAGGTCTGTAACTGGTAAGGCAAATTCTCTTATTCCGTCCCTTGGTAGGTGAAGCCGAATCCAAGCTACCTCACCCCTATGTGGGTCGTGCATCCGTTTTACAATATACAAGTCATGTGGATAGATAACATCCGGGTCTTCACCATCGCCGTTAGATCGGTAGATGCCGCCGTTCTTACCACGGAAATACGGGAACGGATACTCTGGAATAACAACCTTAGATGGGGGTAGCTCAGATATTTCTTGATGTATCTCAACTATATTATCTTCCGGTGCAGCACGGACAATCTTTTTACCAAGCTGTATTGGTCCCGTAATCTTTCCCTTGTGCTGGCACCCATCGCAACCCCCAGAGTTATACTTCTCAAACGTAGCACACTTCTGTGGGCCTCCGGTGTCCATAGCTTTGCGAACAGTTTCGGCGGCGTTGTAGTCTGGATGCCCCTCTGAAATTTTATGTATTGCTACGTCACGATCTTCACAAGCCCATGCTACAGATAATCCAGCACGCCACAAATTGTAATCAACAGTATCTTGTTCTGTAGCAATCTTTGCTATCTGAGCGCAGCCTTCACCCTTAATTGTTTTAGCAATAATTATCTTGAACCACTTCTCTTCGTTGTTTGCCAACGCTTTAGTTAGTTCATTTAATTGGGCTTTAGGTAGTCCTAGTTCTGGTGGTGCAATTAATACGCCGACACGACTCTTAATTGTTTCGTAATCTACTTCTGGCGCTAAAACTAAAATAGATACAGGTTTAGGTGGGTCATCTTTAAAGTTAAGTGTCTCAGGAACACGCAGTATAGATGCAGTATCAGCTGTTCGCGCTGGGTCGGCGTAAAACTCGTTTTCTTCACACAGATACTTAATGCGTTCGGCAACGGGCTTCCACTCCTCAGCACTGACCGTTTTTGTGAGTCGCCAGTAAACATGCAACCCACGCCCAGAATTAACAATAGATGGCTTTGGCAGTTTTAATTCTTTGCAAAACTTGTGTAGCGCCTGTAGCCCTGTTGCTTGGTCTGAATAATCTTTACCTTCTCCGCAATCAATGTCAAGCCAGAAAGCTTTAATGTACTTAGCATTACCCTGTGTTCTTGATGTATTGGATTCATACTTAGAACAAGCAAAGTAGACGTCATACTTCTGCCCTAACAAACGTGCAATTTCCTCTTCTGCAGCATCCAACGTTTCATGGAACGTCTGCTTTGGCGAGCCCCCCTTTTTCAACCCAACGATGCAATACCAACCTTCGGATGGCAACACCGCTTGTAATAGTTCTGTTGTTGACATCCTTAATCCAGATGGGTTTTTCTTTTAAGTTTTTTAAGGGTATCCTCAATTTTCTCAATATGTTTCTTACGTGGGATTTCCTGCCCCTTAAACCATTTGTAGATGGTCATACGGCTTACACCAAAAAAATCTGCTACGTTTGAAACTGATATTTCTTGAGCAATACACATCCTCCCCAGCATTACGCCGGGAGAGGATGTCGAGGCTGACTTATTTGTCTCAATAATACGAGACGAGTAACCACGAGAATCCGTCATGATTACTCATCATCCGTAGCCCAATCGGCCATAACCGAAGCTAGATCTGCTTTGGGAGCAGGAGCATCAGCGGTTTTCTTAGTAGTCTTTTTGATCGGCTCAGACACTTCAGCTTTGGGGGCTTCCGGTGCTGCTACGGGTGCGGCAATAGCCTTTGGTTTAAAGTCGGCTTGAGAAGCGGTCTGAATAACTGCAGATTTGGCTTCGGGTGTAGAACCCTGCGTTTTAGCAACTTCCCACTGCTCACGGTTTAAGAATCCAACCGGCTTGAAGATAAGTTTGGGCGACTCGCTATCAGAGTCAAACTTCATCTCCGTAACAATCATATTAATATTGTAGCCCTGCGAGGCAACGTATTTAGCATACTGCTCAAACGGCATATGGTCTTGATCACCTTTACCAAAATAAGATTTGGACGGTAGGATTAACTGATAAACAGAACCTTTAATGTCGTCAGCCAACACTACGGCAAGACGCTTTTCAAACCGGCAAGCACGGCTGTCTTTCTGACCTGAACCTTTGATGTTCTGAGGGCACCCTTCACAATTAGCATGCTGCGGATCTTCAATACTTGCATCAGGAGTTATGCCATCATTAGACCAGCAATCGGGAGGAGCCGACTCACCGGGAACATATGCACCCTCGTAAAACTTACGGGCCACATGCTTGGTGCCGTTTACAACAACAATGTTCATCGCACGATTTTCATTCTTGGCAATCTCTTCACCATTAACCATCATGCGGAATACTGAACCACGGATAGAAATCCGCTTCATGCCACCAGAACCACCGAGTGATTTGGTTAATTCATCAACGCCAACTTCTTTGATGTAATCAGGGACTGCTTGTTGGAACAAACTTACTTCGTTGCTCATTATTTTCTCCTAATGGTAATTTGATACTCACGATCCCGTTGAAGCCCTGCGGGATGCAAATCAGGGTTTTCCTCCAAAAACTGTTTCATATTGCTTTGGTGAATCCGGCGCTCAAGTAACTCCATAGCCTCGTGCTCACGCATAAAACCGTGAAACGATTCCCAATCATTAGTCCAATATCGTTCTTTTAATGTGCGGTACGCAGTACCAAACGGAGTGCGAAAGCTATCAGCACCAGTCTCTTTGCAGATATTGAGCAATTCACCACTGATGACTTTCATCTGATCTTCTATGTTTTCAATCTTTGCTTCCATGTCACGCTTCACCCGATCACGTTCATCACGCATCTTGATGTAAACAGAGACGAGCTTATCTACGGAAACATCCATATCGGTCCTCTTGGTTTTATTTTTTATAATCTACAACTAAAACTGTACTGTGTCAAGAACTAATTTCAGTCTTGTATAAATCAACTAACTGCGTATGGGTATTAAGTTTTCCTTGAAGCATTCCGTACAACTTGTTTTCTACAGGACTACCGCTGATATGAACTACAGTCATCGGATTCTTCTGTCCCTGCCTATGTATACGTGCGTTTGCTTGCAAATAAGTCTCAATAGAAGTCACCGGAGAATACCATATGATTACATTAGCAGCAGTTAGGGTTACTCCGTGGGATGCAGCTTGCGGTTGAATAAGCAATACTTTTGGATCTAACTGCTCTTGAAACCTCTTAAATATGTCTGTGCGTTTGTTAACACTTACATCACCATTTATAATTTCACAAGTTGTACCCTGCTTGATAAGGTATTCTTTAAGAAGTTGTATGGTGTGAGTGAATGGAACAAAAACCAATACTTTGTGGCTAGCCTCATCTATGACTTCTTGAACTACGCTGAGACGAGTTGAGACATCAAACTCAATGACATTACCCGCATCGGTATAGACTGCCCCACCTGATATCTGTAGCAATTTGTTAAGATTTGTAGCAGCATTGACGGTTGATACTTCTTCACCAGCAGCTGACATCAACATCTCATCCTTGAGAATCTTGTAATACTTTTCCTGTTGAGAAGATAAGGAAGCATGTCGAGCGGTGTAAGTTACCTCTGGTAAGTCAATACATTGTTCTTTGGTAAATCGGATTGCAGGTTGCAGTGCAGTAAAAACAATATTTTGAGCACTTGGTTTTGGTATCCACTTAAATCTACTGATGTTATACATAACCATGTCTCTAAATGACCCAAAAAACCGTGGAACATTCTGTGGAACAGCTATCTTGGCTAAGCCAAAAGCATCCGTAGGTGACTGAGCCGCCGGAGTACCCGTCATCATCCAAAGCCGTGTATCTTCTTTTAAGATGTTCTTAAGTATTTTCCATCGCTTAGTCGTTACATTTTTGTAAGCATTGGCTTCGTCTACAATAATTAAATCAAAAGTTTCGTCCTTAATTATTTCGTCTGCTATCGTCTCCACTCCATCGTAGTTAATAACAACAAACTCGGCGGCGCCATTAATTATGGCCTTTCTTTTTTCTCTAGAACCATGTGCTATACCAACATGTCGATGAACTGCGCACTTAAACAAATCAGATTGCCACGACGCCTGCATGATTGATAACGGACATATGATTAAGACTCGGCGTATTAAGCCCTGCTCCATAAGATAATCTGCTGCCCATATAGCTGCTGCAGTCTTACCTGTACCTTGTTCGTTAAAACAAAAAGCTCGTTTGTGCAGCGTGAAAAAAGACGCAGTATCTTTTTGGTGCGACATAGGAGGGTAAACTCCCGGCCACTTGTAGTCTCTAATGATTGGGGACGGCACATTCTTGAGATTTAGCGTGCTCAATGTTTGCGCTTCATGCAACCCCCAGTTAACTGCTACATCGCTGATTTCACCCTCTTTTTGTACAATTTTGCTTTTCTTTATTGTTTCGGTGATACGGCTTGGAAACTTGGTGCGCACCACCAAAACTTTGTCATTTATTATTTGCATTCTTTTTTACTGATCTATCTGAGTTACGTTTGAAAGAACGGTTTGTGCTTGGCTTGACAAGTCTAAGGTTGCTGCGGGAGTTGGTGCCACCCTTGGATAGGGGTTTAATGTGGTCGATATCTTTCCCGTCTCGGTCAACACCGTCTTTGTCCATGTGGTATCTTGCACGTTCACGTGTGGCTCTAGAAGGTTTTTCATTTCGTTCCTTTTGTTGCTGCCATTCTTTTTTGTAGGGTCGGGGTTTATTAACATAAGGCATAATTACCTCCTAATTTAGACTCCTAAATTGTGTACGGTCTTTGAGTCCCAAGTCAAGGGCCAACCGCTCGTT